TTGATCCATCGGAAGATCTAACAAATTCGCATCAATGCGCTCTGCTACACGCTCTTCTGCCATTTCCATAGTAAGATACAAAACATTTTTTCCGGCAGTAAGGTTTGCGGCGGCGCAGTGGCACATGAAAAGAGATTTGCCCACACCAGTACCGGCCAAAATAATATTAAGAGTTTTATTTGGAAGACCGCCATTTGTAATTGCATTGAAATATGATAAATCGAATGGCAATTTTTCTTCATCCCGATGATAGAATTCATACCGTTCATCAACATTTTCAATATAGTCATGGCCAATATTCGTATCAAATGAAACACCGAGTGCTTTGCTAAGAATATCCGGTAAAGCATTTTTAGTTAGTGTGTCATGTTTACCGTCAATAATACTAATAGATTCCATTACCGCAATAAACAATGCTCTATCTTGGCACCACTTTTCGGTAGTGTCATAAAGCCATTGCCCATCAACAGTTTCTTCACTAAACAATGAAGGCAAAATTTCTACTGCATGGCTATGTTGTTCTGCGTTAAATGAAGTGCTTTGATCAAGTTCAATTTTAAATGATTCGAGTGTTGGCAATTTATTATATTGCCCAACAAATTTACCTACTTCTTTAAATAATTGCTTATAGGTTCCTTCAAAATAATCTGGTTGAATAAATGGAAGAACTTTACGCATAAAGTCTTCATTCACAATAATATTTTTAATAATAAGTTGTTCAATATTAATAGTCATGAATTATTGTAGATTTCCTTCTTCGCGCATTTTAGCGCGGATTTTGGTTGCAGAAATATTATGTATTGCTTCGCCTAAGTCGTGTTCAGTAAAAGTATAACCAACACCTCGACCATAGCTAATGTCTACAATGTTTGGTACTTTCATAATAACATATTCTGTACCCTTTGTAAACCCTGCATTGTGCAATCCATCCTCAATAGCATCACAAACATAATCATAATAAAATGGATTATCATCTTGAGCAGCGGTGCGCCCACCTCCAGCATCCTCACCGATAATGCCTTCAACGTCACGTACCATAATAATAACTTGACCAGTTTCAGCAAATGCTTTCTTAAATAGTGCTGTGTGGCCATCATGCCATGGTTGCCAACGACCAAGCATCTGTGCTGTCGGTTTTTTCCAATCAAACATTTTTTACTTCTCCGGTTAAATTAATATGCCTATGAATAGCATCAACCAATGTTTCGTCTGTATCATCAAACCAAGCCGAAACGTGATAATTTACTTCAGCTGCTTTTGGATTTTGAAATAATTTATTAGTATCACTAAATCGACCTTTAGCAATAGTATCCATCCATACCGTATAATCGGCATTAAATATATCCCGAGTAATTTCCAATGGACATACAAAATCGCAAATAACAATTCGGTCAGTATTAACTTCATAATCAGCAATATTTTTCATTCGATATGCTTGCCGCAAACGGGCAGCTTCACTAAATTCCCAATCATTAGCCATTTTGCGAATTTCATCGGCATTAAACCAGGCACAATTCAATCGCTTCTGCAATCTTTCGGCTAGCCATGTTTTACCAGATCCGGGTAAACCCATAATTAAAATTTTCATTCTTATACCTTTAATTTACATCTTCTATAAGAGCTTCATCATTTATAATTGCCTGCTCAATAACTGAAACTAAGATATCACCCGCAACAATATTAAAATCAGGACCTTCTTTTAATCCATCTATTGGGCTGCTTACAATACTATATTCAAATTGTAATTTGGGATCTTTATCAGGGGTAGTATCATCTATTCGAACTTTACCAAATCGCAAAACAGTTTCAATATAATCCCCCCGTAAAATACGTATCAACCAATGTTTATCACTAGTGTCTGGAATTAGTTCGTAATCAATTTTTTCTTCGTATTTCATTATTCACCTACAATTTCATCCATAGAAACTACATCTTTATGGCCGATAGTAAATTGCTTTTTAATAAACTCTTTAAAGTCTGTTTCTGCCATAATACGTGTCCAGAAAGGCTCTTGTAATGTATCAGCAGCACGGGCTTTATTAGTAAGAACTTCTCCATCAGCTGGATTAACCCCTTCGTACCAGCCATTAGATGGCTTACGTGCATATCCGCCAGCAATAGCAACTTCTAACAATCCAGAATAAGGTTCAACGCCACCCTCCCATGATACCGAGATAGGAATTTTGGATTTTTCTTTGACAGAACGAGACTTTTCAATATTAATAACAAAATCATATCCAGTAACTTCTGTACCAGTTTTATTCTGCCGGCGCCCAAGGATCCAAATATCATTTGCTGAATAGTAAATTCCCGTACCACCCGAAACAATAGCCTTTGGAAATAATCCAATCTCTTGATATGTGTGATTAACAGCCAACATTGAAATATCTTTCATAGCTAGATATGGGGTACACATACGAAACAAACTTTTTAGTTGTTTGGCGCGCGACATATCTGCAACAGATTTTTCATTCTGAGTATCTTCTATTTCTTTCTTTGAAGCAAGGTTACCAATTGAATCAATAACAACAATAACATTATCTTTACGATCCATGCCTTCGAGCTGTGAAATAAGATCAAATTTTAGTTCTTCAACATTAGTAATAGGTGTATGCAAAACTCGGTTTGTATCAATATTGAATTGTTCAAAATATGTCTGTGGTGAACCAAACTCTGAATCATAAAACAACATTACTGCATCTTTGTGTTTTTCCATATAAGCGCCGGCCATAAGCAACGCAAAAGATGTTTTAAAGTGTTTAGATGGTCCGGCAAGTACAAGAAGCCCCGGGGATAGCCCGCCATCCACAGAACCAGATAATGCAACATTTACCATTGGTACTGATGTTGATACCATCTCTTTATTATTAAAAAAACTCGATTCTGACAACACTTCGGTTGCTTTAAGTTTTGAGTTCTTTTTTAGCTTATCCATAATACTCATTTAAATATAGTACTCCTAAAAATATTTGATTACGTTTATTATATCATGTGAGAGGTACAATGTAAACTAATTATAATTTACATTTTGTTCTAATTCGCGATCATTTTTTAAATAATTTCGTCTATAATTATTATTGGCTTCAATAATATTTTCAAGTATTGGAAATTCACTTGTTTGCGATGCAAATGCTGCAAATGCTGCTGTATCTTTTGGAAAACATGCACCACCAAATCCACGCTTATTATCAAATCCCGGAACTAATGTATGTGAGCTATTAATACGCATATCACTTCCAATAGCAGAAATAATAGTTGAAAAATCGGCGTTAGAGCCATTTACAACATCATAGAATTGATTAAACCATAATACCTTAGATGCTAAAAAACAATTTATCCCATATTTCACAAAGCTAGCTTCTACTCCAGTCATATGGAAACTTGGGCAAGGTTTGCAATTACTTAGTTTATTATATAGCTCTTCGAGTTGCAAAGTTTGTTCTTTATTACCCCCAAAAATATGCATTGGAGGATTAACAAAATCTTCATTAGCATTTTTCTCTGTGAGGAATTCTGGATTATAAATTACATTAATTGAATCTTTTTGAAGTTTTTCAATAATATCTGGTGTAACTGTTGACTTAATCACAATAAGGCCTGTAGCGTTATCTTTTAGCCAATTGACTGTTTCTTCAACAATACTTCCATCAATTGCTCCATCTTTTCCCATTGGAGTTGGAACAGCAACAAATATTAGATCAAAGTCACCCTCTCGAAGATCCTCAATAGTATTGCCATGAATAGGATCAACAATAAATTTCGGAGTATTAACAAACCCATATTCAATAGCTTTACCAACAAACCCATGCCCTACGATAGCAATCTTATTCATAATGCATTCTCCTTTAATTAGTATTATTATATACTATTTTTTAAACATTGTAAATAGATTTATAATGCTTTCTTGCTTTAATTAAATCTTTTAAATAATCATGCGGTTTGGTTATAAAAGTTTGAGGGGCATCGCCATCTACCGTAATAAGAACAACGCTTTGTTTAATCGGAATTCCAGTTCTTTCGAAAAATGCCGCGGCATAAAATGCACATTGCATAAAATAGTTTTGAATCCATTCTTCTTTTTTGGGTTTTCTTGATGTTTTAAAATCAATAATAGAAAGTTCTCCGGCCCATTCGCCAATACAATCAACTTGACCTGCGCATTTAAAATGATCAGAATATAGAAATTCTTCTTGAAACCAAACATTATTAATATTTGCATCAATGATAGGTTTAATGTCATTAAAAGACGCTACATTATTCGGCAAGACACCCTTTAAATAATCTTCATTATTATTCAAATAATCTTCACATATTTGATGAACTTTTGTGCCCCGCTTTGATGCTCGGGCAGAAATTTTATTAGCTTCTTCTTCGCCAACTCTTTTGCGCCATGCTTTAATACTATCTTTGCTAAGTTCACTTAATACAGTAGTAATTGAAGGATAAGTATTACCTTCTGGAGTAAAATACCGCCGCCCCTTTTCAGTTGTTTTGCGAGTAAGCTTTGGTAAAATTATTCCATGATCATAATGTGTAATAGGCATTAGTTAACACCATAAAATTCTTTGTACCATGTAATAAAGTTTGCAACGCCAACACTCATCGGTGTAGTTGGTTTATAGCCTAGTTTTTGAAGTTTAGTGGTATCACTCCAGGTTGCTTGGCTATCCGCAGGATGCATTGGCACTAATTCTTTAATAGCAGTGCGATCAAGATTGTATTCAATAGCTTCTACAAAATCCGCAAGCTTAACCTGATCACCATATCCAATATTATATATCTCTCTAATATCAGTCTTAGTTAATGTTTCATTAATAACAATTTCAATACCCTGAACAATATCATCTACATAGGTAAAATCACGAATCATATCGCCATAATTAAATAATTCGATTGGTTTTTCATCGATAATATTTTTTGTAAAATCAAATAGCGCCATGTCAGGACGCCCCCATGGACCATACACCGTAAAGAAACGCAAACCAATAGTATTGGTAATAGCACTTGCCATAAACTGGGATTCATTTGTAGATTTACTAAACCCGTATGGATTTAGCTGATAGCCAGTTTTTTCGTCTTCTTTCCATGGTAATGGGTTTCCAACCATAGTGCATGATGTTGATGCGTATACAACATTCTCAATGCCGTTATCTTCACATACACTAATAAGATTTTGAGTACCAGTAATATTATTATCAATATACAATTGAGGATCTGTCATTGAATGACGCACACCAGCATAACCCCCAAGGTGAACCACCACATCTGGTTTATGTTCCTTCATAAAATCTTCTAGGTCGGGTTTCCATGTTAAATCAGCTACATCAATTTTAATACCAAAATCTTTGTATAGCTTCACAGTTCGGGCGGTCTTTAATGCCGGATCATAGTAGTCATTAAAATTATCAAAGCCACATACTTCAAAGCCATTGCTATGTAATGATTGCGCCAAGTGAAAGCCAATGAAACCAGCTCCTCCAGTAATTGCTATTTTAGTCATTCAGTGTATCCTTTTAATTATAATATTATTATAACACAATAATTGTATTTTGTACATGTTTAAAATGTTACTCGCCGCCCAGCTACTTTAAAATATAATTCTTCACTACCGTCATCATGTATAACATGACCGCATGCCATTTTACATTTATTACATGCCGCATCAGGATCTTCAAATAAAAGTTTATAGAAGTTATTCCACTGAGGAGAAGATATAATTTCAAGGGGGGTTTTACCAGATTTTACATTTAATTCTTCATCAAATAAATTATGGACATTATCTCTTTTGCAATCAAATGTGTCCATCCAGCAACAAGGTAAATAATTTCCTGAAGCAGTAAAAGCAATACAATTACTCATTGTATTGCGAACATTATTTCCATCTTTATCAAATGGAAAACATTTAGGTCTAATCTCTAATTTCATTTAAAATCTCATTATATTCGTCTACACTATTAATATATAGTTTTTTTGAAAACCCACTGAAGTTTTTTAATGCAGGCGCTGTAGGGGGTTGAAGCGGACTGTCATTTCGGCCTGGCGCGCCAAATCTAGATGATGTTAATAATTGAAATTTTATTCCATAATCATTTGCCATTTGGATAGCGGTGGGTATATCTTTTTCATTATATTCAAATACAATGTATTGCCAAATAACCTCTCCGTGATCTTTTACGTTTTGCGCAACATATTTCATAGCATTGAAAGCAGAATCAAAAGATTGATTTACTCGATGCAAACTAGTTTTTTGATTTATACCATCTATACCGAAAATCCATTGCATAAAATAATTACCAGAATTAGTAATATCAACCAATTCTTCCCACCATACAGTTTTTTTCCCATGGCCAGTTGTATGAAATTCAATAAATTTAAGATTATCAACAGTATTAAGTGCACGCATTAAATCATGCATTTTAGGGTGATACACTGGATCGGATATTTGTCCACAAAAAGAAAGTCTTGGCCATGTTTGTGCCATTTTTATAGCATCATTTATTCTAAGATCACCATATTCAACTTGATATTGTTTAACAACAGCTTTACCAACAGAATTTTGTCGAGTGCAATATGGGCATTGGAGTAAACATCTATGAGAAGTATCTACATTTATGCTCCGATCTGTCATAATTTTTAAGGCGGAAGAATAATAGTTATTCCAATTTTTTAACATACGAGTGGCCATTTTTTAAATCTCTATAAATTCATATTTAAGGCCAACCTCACCAAACATAGCGCTAGTGCGGTCAAATACATCTAGCCATTTATCTGGATAATCCATAGCAGGCATAATCACTTTTTTAATTCCAACTTGAATAATCCCCTTGGCACATTCGTTACAAACAGGTAATCCCCAAACATAAAGAGTAGCGCCATCTAATGATACTCCATTATATGTAGCATTATATATTACATTCTGTTCTGCATGGACAACATATTGGTGCTTGACAGCTTTATCATTATAACGAATTGCACCATCATATATTCCTCGAGGAAATCCATTATAACCTTGCGCTAATACTTGACCCTTATCACCAATAGCAACCGCGCCAATTTGGCGCGCCGGGTCCTTTGACCAAGTGCTAATTTCTTTAGCCAATTTTAAATAACGAAGATTCCAATTTTCACTCATTTATATATCCTTGCTAGATTTAAATCTACCCATTATACCACAGACAAGGAATAAGAAGTGATTGTTTGCAATTATCCGGATAAGCAATAGCCGATCCAAGAATAGGTAATCCTATCATTATAATGGTAATTAACACAAATGATAAAAATAATCCATTAAAATTATTCATTTATAGCCTCTAAAATTAAATATTGTTTATAATTAAACATATACTTATTACCTATACGTTCCATTCTAATTTATCTTCGATAGCCATTGAAACAAATTGATAATAATCTCGGTTTTCATCATCCATTTGGGCAAAGTATATGCCTGCTTGCATCATTAGCTCGTGAATCTTACTATCTGGTTCAAGGTGTGCGTTAGGATGGCTTTCCATAAGCATTTGTATTTCATCCATGATACCATTTATTTTTTCTTGAATCTTACTCATTTTTTAACCCATTTGAACTATCGTGTTTTTCAAGTTCTGCATGTAAAACACGGCGCCTTAATCCCGAAGACGAAAACCTATGATCGCGCTTATTAAAGTATAAACTAATATTTCTGCGCCGGCATTCATCCTTACCAGTAAAATCTTTATTTTTATATTCATCGCCGAGGATACGCACATTGATTGGATACATATTAATAATATCTATTAAATCACTTTCAGTACAATATACAATAACTTCATCAACATATTTTACAGCATTTAGCTGAGAATATCGTTCAACTATTGATTGAATAGGCGAATTTTTTTCTGCGCGGTCTACTGCAGGATCAACCTGTAAAGCACAAATTAAATAATCACAATTTTCTTTTGCTTCTCTTAACATGGCAATATGGCCACTATGCAATAGATCAAATGTAGATGCTGTTAATCCAACAATCATGCGTATCCTCGTTTTTTTTATTTTTTACGCAAAGGCGTAAGTAGCCATGAACCGTCATTATTATCGGTCCAAATAATAGTATCACCAATTTTCAAGTTAAGGGCATCCATTAAATCATCCGGGAAATTTAAATACATTTCACCGTCATCAGTTTCTTCAACTCCTACTTGAAAATCAATTGGTAATTGATTTTGAATATCGCCGGGGCTCGGTTCAAGGCCAGGTGACAATTTTACGTCAGTATTAATATTTACCATTTAATCTTCCTTTTTCCAAATAGTCCAGGCACCATAAAAGATTGCTGCATAAGCAATCAAATCCACTGGTACCAAAATCATAGCAACCCCCGTTGCAATTAAAACCCCACCATCAAGTGTGGTTCTTTCAGTTAGTCTTTGCATTAGCCAATTTGTCATTACGCGTGTCCTACCGTTTCTCTTACAATATCATTATGCGAAAATTCTGCCCAATATAATTCAAATGCTACTCCGCTTTCTAAACATTCAAATTGATGATATACACCGGGCTTAACTTTGGTGTACATTCCTGCTTCAAGAATAGTTTCATCTACTAAATCATAATCGTTTTGCCATACACGAATAAGCATACGTCCAGATTCAACATAAAAACCATTCCATTTAAAGGCATGAAGATGTTTAGAACACACTCCACCTTTATTCATTTCAATACGATGAAACTCTAGCGCACCATTAGCTTCTACAAGTTCCGTGTTACCCCATACTTTTCCTGCAATCATTTGTTTAGCATCCTCATACATGTTAATATGCTATTCTCATCCATACAATCGCTCCAAATGTGCTGTAGGTAAAAACCTACCCCCACAATAAAGATAATTGCGCCAGCTCCATAAATTAGTTTCTCAATCATATTAACTTTCTTTTACTTTTTTCAAAGAGTTTTCAAAGGCAAAAAACAATTGTTCAAATTTCCATTGATACAATTGTTGCATACCCATCAATGCGTTTGTAATTTCATCAATAGTAGGATCACGCTCACCGTCACATATCTGTTTATACATGGTTTCCAAATCATCGCAAACCTGCCAACAATGCATAATACTTTGCTCTAAATCAGTAGTCATAGCCATATTAGCATACTCCCTTAAACATTTCTTTTCGGCCCTCGATGCCAAGTTGAGAATCAAAAATATCTTTGAGACTTATAAGCATCATTGATGCTAGCATTAGAATTTCTTCGCGGCCATCACACATTAAAATTGCTTCATCAATGGGGCGAGATAATTCTAGCATTTTAATTTTTACATTAGAGTCGTTCATTATTCCATCTTTCTGCGTCTTGAGGAGTGTTGATTTCTATTCCATTAAATTCTGTTAATAATACACCAATATCCCATCCAGCTTTAAGCCAGCGCAACTGTTCCAAACTTTCAACGCGTTCTTCTTGTGGAATTGTTAATGTATTATATAGACCTAAGGCATTTCGAGTGTATCCATAAATGCCAAGATGCCAATCACCATAACCAGTCATGCCGCGGCCAAACCATAAAGCTTTATCCCCAGCACGAACCAATTTAACAGTATTAGGATCTTCCTGTTGCTCTTTTGGCATTTTAGCTGCCATAGTAGTAACATTATAATGTTGAAGATGCCATTTAGTTTTTTCAATCATATGCTGCGTTACGTCTGGCATATCACCTTGAACATTAATAAACTGATCATAATGCCCAATGTGCTTAGTAAACATTTGGTTTGTAATTGCACCAGCACATCTTTCGGTACCGTTTTCATATTTTGATTCTTGATCTATCCAGCATGCTCTTGGGCCAAGCATATTAAAGACTCTCATATCATCAGTTAAAACATAGGTATCTAACTGAGATTTTTTGCATTCTGCATATACCCGCATAACCATTGTCATACCACCAAGGTCTGTTAATGGTTTACCTGGAAATCGGGTGCTATGGAATCTAGCTGGAATTAATATTGCGGTTTTAGTCATTTGGGGTTAGCATTTTTATACTTCTAAGTGTTTCAATATCAGTTAATCCCGTAATTTTAGATATTAAATTTTTGGTAATAGCATCGTTTCTTAAATACAAATTTTCATACGATATACAATGCATATTAACTGCATCTATAAATTCGGAATTTTTCTTGTTTAGATCATTTAATATTGTATTAATAGTAGGATAGCTACCTCTAGTTATAATTAAATCCAGGTCCATAATTATTTGTGAAGCAATACGAGCCCTACCATCTTCTCGATATAAGAAAAAAGCGTTATAATTGTAGTCTTCCATATGGGCTAAAAGAATTTTTATAAACCAAAGTGGAGTAAATTCAACCATTACTTTTATATGAATTTTATGAGATAATATGGTTTTAACTGCTAAAACTAGAGATTCCATATTTTTATCTTTTTCATATTGTTTAATAATACAATAAAACTCTCCAACTTGATGATCAAATCGTTCATGCGAATAGGGTAAGTGCGGTAATGTATAGCCTAATTCTGATACACTTTTCAATACTGACTGATTAATAGAATCTAAATCAATTTCTTTTCTATAATTAAAATCTAGCCAAGAAATAAAACTACTAGATCCAGTACGCTGATTTGAAAATAATATAATAGGATTCATTCTAATTTACCTCTATAAGTTTATTAATACATTTATATTAACATATTATAACCCAAAAGTAAACACTTATTTTAAAAATAAATGATACTAAAATAACACACTTTATAAGTTTAAAAAAAAAAATTAATTAATTGCGTTTTAGGGGTTTACATTCCTTTTCATATACGGTATAAAAATGTATAAGATGAAACAAAGGAAACAACATGACAAATACACATACCGATTATGACAATAACGAATTCTTCAATGCGCTTGCTGTTAAGCTGGCTGATGAGGGGTTTGAAGATACTTCATACGGCAATGATACGTGTCCATCACTTGGTTTAGAATTTGATCATGCTGGCCAAGAAGGTTTTATCCAGATTTTTATTGAATATGTAAATCCAGATCTTCGTGAATATCCACTCGAAGATAGCGAAGATTGTGTTATTATTAATTTCAGCATTGATGGTGATTTTATTCATAGTATGGCTTTAACCCATTTTAATATTGAAGACACTCTTACGCTAGTTGAAAAAATGCGCAAATATGTTTTGGAACAAATTCTTACAGTAGAATAATAAGAATTTAATATTTTTTAAAAAGCGGTGAATTTCGGTTCATCGCTTTTAATCTTTTAATTCGTACTTAAGGGCCGGACCGGATTCATATCCAATAATACTAATATCATCCGGAACAAAACTATAAATGTCTGTTTGATCAGTAAATTTAATTATTGGTTTAGCATCTAATATAGGGCGAGCAATTTGTTCTTTTGCATTATCAATATGCTCTTCATAGATATGGGCGTCGCCAACAATCATAGTAATTTTACCAGCTTTTTTATTAGATACTGATGCAAAACACATAAGCATTACAGCCGCAAAAACTGCATCACTTGGCACACCAATCATCCAATCACCACTTCTTTGGACCCATAGCATATCTACAATACCATCGTGCTCATAAAATTGATAATTATGATGACAACATGGCAAATTCAAATCATTAAGATTATCTGGGCGCCAGCCACTAATAACCATGCGGCGGTCATGTGGATTATTAATAAGGCTATCAACCACAGCCGCCATTTGATCAACACCATTAAAATCGCGCCAGGCATTGCCGTAATCAACATTAATAGATCCATCGGCATTTGCCCACAGATCCCAGTAATTACAACCCCATTTACGGAAATCATCAATGTGTTTTGGTCCGCGGATCATTGCGGCATATTCACCAATAACACCAGCATAAAACATTTTACGGGTAGTTAGTAAAGGAAATTCTGTTTCTAAATCAAACTCAAGTGTTTTAAATGGAAGGCTGAGCGTAGTGCCATTACGCCCTTTCCGCTCATAACCATTATTTAGAATTTCTTCAGTAACTTTTAAAAACTGCGCTTCAAACATTAATCGATATGCTCCGGTTGATTTAGAAAATTACGACCCGGAATTTGACCATCCATTTCACCACGAAGATATGCAACAATAAATGACGAATAATTAATCATATCTTTAGCGCTATCTTCAAGGCTTTCAAAGTTAGGCTCATAGTCTTTTGATTGCATTGCTTCCATCACAGATTGAATGCGTAACATTTTCATGTGACACATATCAAGTAGGGTAGCTACACCATTAGGGAAATAATCCGCTTGACGGATTCTGCTATTAGGGTTTTGATAATCATTACCTTTGCGTTCTTGTAGTTCGATACATTCATGCAAAACTGCTACACTGGCGCTAACTGTCATTATAAAGTTCTCCGTTAATATTTGATACTATTATAGCATATATTTTTACAATAGTAAACATTAAAGTGGTGTTGGGTTTTTAAAAAAGTTTTCTATATTTACAACATATTTTGCAAATTTACCAGGAATCTTTCTTTTAATTATATCAGAGGCTTTTGCAATACCAACAAAAGTGTGGGTAACAATATCCCCTTCTTGCAATAGAATAGCTGTATTACGGTTATCTTTATAGAAAAGAATATGCGACACAAGGCCAGCCTTTACTGCAGCTCTGAAGTTGTCTTTAATTGGAAACCAAATTGAAGAAATACATTTATTATCGATGCGCATATCAGCAATATTATAATCTGGCCAAAAATTAGCTGCAGTCCCGTATTCTTCGACAGTAGTATCTTTCGGTTTTACAAGTTTATTGTGGAGTAGCCACCATTCCAATAGTTCATAATCAATTCCAAGTTCCCCCAATTCATAGTTAGATTCACTTGCTTTTTTATTGCGGTACTCAATAAAATCTTTATCTACAACAATTTTAGCATTATTAATAAGAAGATTTAATTTACAAGCAATTTCATTATAATCAATCAAAGTAGGGGACATAAGAATACTCCACAATATCGTGTAAAATGTCTTCAAAATCTTGGAGGTTTACCATATTAGGCCCATCAGATGGAGCATTATCCGGATTAGGGTGCACCTCTAAGAAGAAGTTAGTAACACCCAAAGCAGCGGCAGCACGAGTAAGACCTGGAACGTAGTCACGATTACCACCAGACGAGCTGCCGTGTCCCCCAGGCTTCTGGCACGAGTGGGTAGCATCAAATACGATCGGTACCCCCAAGTTATCAAGCATGTACTGAAGGCCATTAAAATCGACCACAAGATTATTATACCCAAAACTAGTTCCCCTTTCTGTAATCCATACTTCTTTAGCGTCTTCTGTTTTGCTAAGGATGCCTGTTATATCCCATGGCGCTAAAAACTGACCCTTTTTAATATTAATAATTTTATCAGTCATACAAGCTGCACTAATTAAATCTGTCTGACGACAAAGAAATGCCGGAATTTGAATTACATCAACTGCTTCATTGTATTTGTAAGCTATTGCAGCAATATCAGTTGTAGAATGCACATCTGTTAAAATTTTAACATTAACCGTTTCTTTTAATGACAAAAAGTCAAGCATTGTGGGTTCAAATCCCACACCACGTATACCATCAATACTTGTACGATTAGCTTTATCATAGCTAGCTTTAAAAATATATTCAACATCATATTTTGCACAAATATCAGCACAATGCTCAGCAATATCTAATGACATTGAAAGATTTTCATGTTGGCATGGACCGGCAATAATTCGTAAAGATTCCATAATTATAATTTATCCTGTAATTCTGCAATTCGAATATAAGAATTTTGCAATTGAGCTTGTAAATCATATACATTTTTTTCTAGAATTTGAATTTTTATATTCATTTCAGCAAATGCTTTTTCAATATCTTTATTACTCATATCAATCTCTCCATATTATATATTATATTTTACTATAATTATCAAAAAAAGTAAACAGCTATTTAATTAATTCCACCCAATCTTTTCCCACGGAACATCTTTATTGCCAAAATGACCGTACGTACAGTTTTTACTATATTCATAAAAATTAAACATATCAAATCGGTCAATAATTCCTTTAGGGCTCAGATCAATTTCTTTACGAATAAACTTTTCAATACTTTTACTATAACCATTGGATTCTACATAAATGCTGATAGGTTGTTTAACTCCGATTGCATAGCTTAATTGAATATTACACCAGTCAGCCATTTCATCTGCTACAACATTTTTAGCGAGCCAACGTGCCATATAAGCCGCGCTACGATCTACTTTCGTGGGGTCTTTACCACTAAAAGCACCGCCGCCGTGGGGAGCAAAGCCCCCATAAGTATCAACAATAATCTTACGTCCAGTAACACCAGCATCCCCATCAGGGCCGCCAATAACAAAATTACCAGTAGGATTAATATGCCATACAGTATTTTCATCAATCATATCTCCTAAACCACAATGCAATACGGCACCCCTTGCAAGGGTCCTTGCAGTTTGAATTTCATTCGCGGCATGTTGAGTACTAATAACAATTTGGTCTACCCGTTTAGCTATACCACCTTCGTATTGTATACTAATTTGTGATTTTGCATCGGGGCCTAATATATTATCTAATAATCGAATTTCTTTCAATTCTTTAAGAATTTCATGCGCATAATAAATAGGAGCCGGTAAATAGGCATCATTATCATTACAAGCATAGCCAAACATAATACCCTGATCCCCAGCCCCAAAATCATCGGTGCCTAATGCAATATCAGCGCTTTGTGCATGGATTTCATTGTAAATTTTTAGATTATCCCAATGAAATCCCTCTTGTTCATATCCAATTTTTTTTACTGTATTACGAACAATTTCTTTAACTTCTTCGTTGCTCACATTAAAGTTTTTTACTTCACCGGCCAACGTTACCATATTAGTAGTTGTAAGAGTTTCAACAGCAACACGAGTTGTCTCATCGCCGGCGCGCAATCCCGCATCAACAAGGGCGTCACTGATTTGGTCTGCTACTTTATCGGGGTGGCCGTCACTAACACTTTCACTAGTAAAAATATAATTTTGATTCATAATTATTTCTTTTTTCTAAGTGGTAGGGCAATATCCACATCATCATCAATACATTGTTTACCATATTGTAATTCTACTATATGCGAAGCAATTTTAAATGGATTACTTGCTTCATACCAAGATTTAGCTGGAATAACTTGTGGTGGATCTTGTGGAGTTAATATTTTTTTATCTAAACCCCTATGTAGGTTTAGCTGAGTTTGCCCCTGTATTTGTGTCCAAAGTTCACTTCTATCTTTATGGCGTTGATTCATTAATGACTTTTTAGGCAAAATCATTAATTCTCTTAATTTATAATGTAATCCTGTTTTTGGATCCACACCTTCAGCTAATATTCTATACCAGCCCCATTCCTGTAAAGTTTTTGCGCTTCTCCATTCATCAAGAATTTCAAAAGATGAATTAACTACTTCTCTGCCCACATCAAAAACAAAGGTTACTTGGGGGTTATCAATAAGTGGTTTATTATCTTCGGGTGGTTTGCTATAACCATTAGCACATATAATATCAGCTTTAGGATATTCTAGCATTATTTGTTGAATAAATTTAAGAGCAGTATCATCAGCATCCATATCAGAGGTAAAACAAACTGCTTTATTTACAAAACCAAGTTCCGCAATAATAGCATGTCTATCTTCTATATCAAGAAACGGCCGACCCCGACGTCGGGTCAACCGCTCATTAGAATGAATTCCAACAATAAGCATATCGCCAAGGAGAGCTGCTTCTTTTAAGTATTTAATATGTCCTTTATGTAATGGGTCAAACCCACCTGTTGCAAGAACAATTTTCTTTTTTCTAAACGGTTTTATACGCATATTCTATAGCCCTGTCTGCTTCTACTTGCAAGTTTCTTGATTCATATATTCGGGCAGTATCGTTATCTAATTCTCTTATAATATCTGCAATTTCATATGATGTTATTGGGTATTGTCGTCTAATAGCGCTAATTGCTATTGAGCTCATAATCTTATATATCATTCTGTATCGGCCGCTGCCATCAGTAAAAGCCATTGTACGGTATTCATCAATTAATTTCTTTGAAACAAACGGACAATCACGATAACCATCCCAATGAATATTACTTTTTTCTAATTGGTTAGCTCTAAAACTAACTATTTGTTTTTGTATTTCAGCCGGAAGCCTATCAATAAAATTTGCACTATGTTTTTTTTCTTCATACGGATGCTTGTCCATTAACCGATAGGGATTAATAGATGCACCGTCAAGGTTAGAAAAAATAAAATTGTTACTATTAGCATAAGTTGCAGGCACGTAATACATACGAGAAAGGTCTTTAGTCTGCGTATCTCCGAGTCTGCCGATCTCTGTATTAAGGCTGTGCCAAAAATGTTTGATTCGTGAGCTTTCAACATGCGTTTCAAGAGGGAAGACGAGGCGAAACTTCGGTAAAGAATTAGTACTGCTAGCAGTGCTATAACACACGTACCGATAATGGCCGAAATTAGTATATAACTCATCTTTTAAGTTACCCTTAAACTCATGATCGTCAACATCAGCAGCAGCCCAACCTGCCCAAGCCAATACATTAACATTGGCTCTAGTTGTGCCAGCCTGGTAAGTAGCTGGAGAAATAAGTTCTGCATCTTTTTTTCCATTTCGTTTAATATCAGACAATTTATATAAAAAGGATTCAAACGCATCAAAATCTTCGAAATCCATTTTTCGATGCGTTGCGTTATCAAATATAGATTTAAAAATCGTAGAAGAAATATTCATGATATTATCTAATTCACCAATTATAAGTTTAGTCGTTAAGAAGTGCTTTGTTTAAATCGCCGTGATTACCTATATGACTCGGAGCTACCCACCCATCCGGCTTAATAAGGTCCGGAAGTCCGAATTTGTTCGGACGACCTTCTTTTACACCTGGTGATTTAGCCATATTTGCTTCATACACTCGATCCCACGCGTCATTAGCATCAACACCAAATACATCAAGAGTACCAATAGCAAATACACATAAGTCAATAAGGC